ATTGGTATCATTTTATTTACCTTAGTATGTGGGAATTTTCGGTAATACCATTGGTGTGCTTGGGTTGTATGTTGGTCTAAAGGAGCTATTGTATGTTGTATATCCGTATAAGATATGTGTGGGGCCGCATGTAAGCTGCTTTTCTTGTCTAAAACACAAAAATCATAATTTTGCAATAACCTCAATATATGATCTCTGTTTTGATTTATACATTCTAAATGGTTAATTGGTATGATAAAATCTTCACCGTCAACTTCAAGATACACAGCTATTATTTCTGCTAACGCGGGGTGTGTGTTGTCATTACCCTGAATAAATTCAAGATAGCGTGTTAAACTAGAGGATAAGTTTGATTCTAGTTGGTTTAGTTGATTTTTTGTTTCGATAAGGTAAAACATACCTCATTAATGTAAGAAAAATATTTCTAATAACCAAATATTATAGATATAAATAATTATCCTCCAAAAACAACTATTTCACCATCACCAACAATATTTTCTAAATCATCTAAACCAAGTCCTGCTCCTTTTTCATTATGTACTAAATATCCGTTAGCATAATAAACATGTTCATTATCTAAAGATAAATTGTATACTTTTGGATATGTTATTTTTCCTTTTTCAATAGATTCTATAATTTCTTTTCCATTTAATTTATAAACTATATCTTGTAAATTTAAAACGTCTGAGTTTATTTGATGTTTTTCTAAGGTAGTAAAGGGATTAATAGCTTTCCAACCATCAATTGTTTTAAAAGGATGTTCTTCTGTTACAAAAGGTTTTCCTCCATTTATAGAATATACTTCATAATCCTCTTTATTGTGAATTTGGACTTCTAATACTGTTGATTCTCCTATTTCACTTTTTACTTTTTCTCCTGCTTTAATGGATGATATAGTTTTTTCAGAACCATCTGCCATAGTAATTAGTGTGTTTGCAGTAAAACAGGTTCCTTCAAAATCTCCAAAACCTCCTCCACCACCTCCAAATCCACCTCCACCCCCACCAGTATATCCAGATCCTCCGGGAAAAGGAGGGATAGTTCCAAAATTACCAAAATTACCATTTCCATACCCCCAACCATCATTTCCACAATAATTTCCATTATTTCCTGTTCCCCCTCCTAAAATGATAATATTTCCTTCTTCTCTAGGTCCTGTTTCTGTAGTTGTATTCCCCCCTGTTTGGCTTACTCTTTTAAAACACCCATCATTAACTGTTTTAAAATCTTGGTTTGAGCCTGGAGGACAACCAAATAATCTTGATCTTCTTACTGATGCTATTTGATTAATTGGAATTTGGTTTACATCAAAACCAACAGTTATACATTTATAACAAGTAACTTTATTATAATTTTCTAAAAAATCTTGATAAGAGCTATCAGATAATTGTGGTAATTGGTTAAAGTAATATAAATATGGGTGAGGAGAAAGAGTATGAAGTGCTCCTACCATTGGACCTTTTGAAGGGTGGATATGAAAATACCCTATATACTCAGTACCGTCTCCATAATATAGTTTTCCTCCCTCTGTGTATAAGTTTTCTTGTACTTCTAAAGAAGGAGCCATAAATTCATTTAATACAGGGAATAAATAAAATATATTAGGAAATTGTCTTTGTGCTTTTTTAATAGACATTGAATTTTTAGCATAAACACTGTTTCCTACTATAAACCATTCTAATTTACCTACATTATATAAATTATAATCATATTTAGGTTCATTATTTTTTATAGAATTATATGTATCTTTATCTATTTCAAGATATTTATTTGTGTTTATTCTTTTTGCAAAATATCTAAAGTAAAAACCTTTATAATAATCTTCAGGTACAGGTTTTACTTTTACTGAGGGAATAGGAATAATATTAGCTAAAAAATTCTTTGATCTTAATTTATTTGCAAAATTATATATTTTTGCTTGATTAGTTGAACTAATTATTTTTTGATAAGGTATTAATGAACTTCTTAAAGAATCTACGTATTCTTCTTTATATATTAATTCAAGACCTGGATTAGTATTATCTACACCAGCATACATTTTGCCTTTATTTGTTTTGATGTAATCTCCTATAAAAGGTTGCCTACTGTCTCTAAACATTAATTCATTTCCAGATGTTGTTTTTCTTGTTATATTTTGGTTAGGTAAATACATAGTTTTTTAAGTCCAAGTACATTTTTCAGTTTGAAATTGTTGACATTTTTCATCAAGTACTAATAGTGGTTGTACATGAGCATTTTCATTTCTTGCTCGTTTTTTCTCTAATCCAACAGTTTCTCCATAACCTAATCTCCAATCTAAAGTCATTAAATCTTCTGTTCCTACTTCATAATGTAAATGTGCACCTGTTACGGTACCAGTACTGTCTGACAATCCTATTAATTGTTTTTGGGTAACTATTTGTCCAGGTGTTACATCTATTCTTTGTAAATGAGCAAAACATGCTCTTGCTACAGGTTTTCCTGTAGGATTAGGTCCATATGTGTGAGTTATAGCAGTTAAAGGGTCAGTAAATTCCATACATATCATATTTCCATAACCAGTTCCTCCTGATTCATATGCCCAGTGATCAAATTGATTTTGATCACCACCAAACCAAGTAGCATCCCATATTTTTCCATCACGTGGTGCATAAAGTTCTGTGCCATTAGGTAAGTTTAAATCAAGTCCTGCATGGTGTCTTCCATCATTTCTTATAGGCCAAGTACTATTTGTTGCATAAAAACCTTTATAAGGATTGACCATTTCTAATTTTTCTTCTACAGGAATTCCATCTACAAATACAAGATCTTCAATATCTATTGTATTTTCTCCTAAATTTGGATTTATGTCTAATAAAACTAATTGTCCTGTTAAATCTGTGGTCCAATCTTGACCAGATGTTATTTTTTGAGATTCACTTTTTACTATAAAAGCTACATCTTTACGTTGATAACCTTTAGGTAATTTTTCAGGATTTATTTTAAAAACATTAAGAGGAATTATACCTGCTATTCCATCTAATCTTAAGTTTACATTTAAGGGTATAATGGCACTTTTTCTAAGAGATGCCTTATGCATATACATACCACAATAATTAGGAGTTTGTATACCATCATTTAAATTTCCATCAGTTTTTTCAGGATATCTTTCATAAATACTATTAGCTAATTCTTCTAATTCTTCTGCATACATTTTGGCTGTTGAAGGGGATAATGTTGAAGATACTATACCATAACCTGAATAATTTATTTGATTTGCTCCAAAAAAGTTATTATTGAAATTAACTGTGAATTTATCTAAAGAATAATATAATTTTTTAAATCTTTTTAAATCTTGTAAATATAATTCTTTTAAATAATCTGCTTCTGATTCTTCTTCATTTTTATCATGTAAAGAAGTAGACCATCTTGATTGTATGTTTTCACTAAATTTTTTAAATGTTTGAGTTACTAAATCAGAACTAGCTTTAGGTGTTTGAGCAGCTACAGATATCATGTTAGCCATGTCATTAGTTATTGCAGAATCAAAGTATATGTCTCTACACACTGATTCTAATCCTTGAGGATTAAATTCAAATAAATCATCTGGATTTAAATATTGGGTTCCTGAAAGTGTTTTATCTATAATTTTAGCTACATTAGGTCTTTCATGTTCTGTTATTAATGTAAAGTCATAATAATTTCCTGTTGCATCATTTACTCCATCCCATATTCTTTTAATAAAATCATGCATATTAAAATTCTTATTTAACCTAGTGTATGTTGTTTCTCCTTCATCCGTTTTAGTTGTTTCTAAACGCATACTAACATATTCATTTATTACATAATCTAAATTAAATAATACATATCCTATACTATTTTTAGGAGCGTCTATTAAATCTGTATTAGAATCTTTAACACTAGTCCAATAATCTGTTAAGTCAAAAAAGCCTTGTGTAGTATCATATGTTTGATTAAATCTAGCTGAATCTTTAGAACGGTTTCCTCGTATTATATAATCAGTAAAATCTTCATCATAATAAGTAGTACCTTGTCCATCATCATAAGGATTAGATTGAAATTCATTTGCTGTTATCATATCTCCCAATACATCTTGGTGGGGCATTATACAAACACGTTCATCATAACTATTTCCTACTAAATTATTTACTGATTGAAAATGATGAGTAAGTTTACGGGTGTCAGCAGAGGAATAAGTTAAATATCTTACTGGAATTTCGTCCCCATTTTCGTTTATATTAAACTGGAATCTTTCATCAATATATTCAGCAAGTTTATCTGCATCGTTACCCTCTTTTATATTTTGTACCTCATTTAAATCAAACGATTTGCCTAAAGAAGGATTATATGACATTTTATTTTTTTCTAAATAATCTAATTTTACTAAAGGTCTTCCAGGTTGGTATTCTTCTGTTGAAAATTTATTTATCATTTGACATAATAAATCCCACCTTACAAAAATATTTTTTCTGTATCCACTGTCACTTTCAATGGCATCAGTAGAATAGGCTTTGTATCCATAATTATCTTCTAACATTTGTTTTGTTGATGATCTAAAACCTCCTAATAAATCAAAATTTGAACCTTTTTCGTCAAATCTTACTACTTGTCTTATTATAGTACCACCTAATATTGCGTCTATTCCTTGACCTCTTATGTTATACCATTCGCCACCAAATTTACCACTTTTACTATCAAATCCTAATCCTACTGATTTTTCTCCATCATAATATCGTTCCTCCCATTTATTTTTTGTAATTTTTCTTATTAAATTTACAACACCACTAAATCTTTCTTTAAAATTAGGATTTTGTTTATTAAGTTCTCTTATATAAAAGATTTCTTTTGTAACAGGATCAATAATTATCTCTTCTTTTGTTACTCCTTTACTTATTAAACCTCCTGAACCAAAAATTCTGTCTATTTCCCATTGTTCGTAACCTTCATTTGTTAATCTGTTAATTACCCACTGTCTTTGTTCACTAGCATTCATTGTCATCAAGGTAACATGTTGTGAAGTACCATTCCAAGCTTTAACTAAATCATATCCTCCTGGAGCTCTATGACCAAAATATCTTTCTCCCTCAGGATTTGATCCTATACCAGGCATACTAAAATCTCTATAATCTATTTTTCTATGATTTGTCGTTCCAAAATACTTTAAAAAAGCTTGATCTCCTGCTGAGTTTAAATTTTCTTTAATAGCTTTTAAATGAAATAAAAATTCATCACCTATTAAGGCTTCTTGATCTTCTCTACCATCAGCTCTTCCTATAGTAGGTTTATCTAATATAATTTTTTTACCTTTTAATGATTCTAAAATTTCTCCTGCTGCTATTATTTCTGTGGTGCAATCATATCCTCCATCTTCTCTTGCTTTAAAAGAAAAGTTTTTACATTGTCCTAAAAAACCATCATAATTTCCTCCTGATAGGCTTTTATTTTTTCTTATTTCTTTGTTTATTTCTTCAATATTACTTTTTTCATCAAAAAATTTACTTTTTACATCAAAATTGTTTGATTCTCTTTGATAATTATTAGACACATAAGGATCCCAACCCCATTCTACTAAAACAGGAAATCCAGGTCTCATATAAAGTAATTCTAAAATTTCAAGTTGTCTTTTATTAAAACATCTAAAATTAACTATAGCTTCTCTAAGTGAACCATCTGATGTTTTTGTTTTAATTTCAGCGTCTATTATACCTGGTATGGGTACTACACCAAAATCATTATCAGCATTTGCTCTATATACTTTATTTCCATAAGATGAGTTTTTTACAATATAATCTTCATCTAAACCTACATTCCCAGAATTTCCTTCAAATCCTCCTGCAATGCCCCCATTTGAAATTTGAGTTCCAGATTCTAATACCCATATTTGTGCTAATGAATTACCAACATAATTTTTTTCATGATCTTCTAATAAATCTTCAGACACACTATCAACTAAATTTACCCCAGACATCATTCTTACAGTACATTGTTTTTCAGTTGTGTATGTCCAAAAAGCTCTACCGTCTACGGTTGGGGGGAGAGGATTTAAATTATCATTATATTTTTTATTAAATGCTTCAATTTCTTCATTAGAGGATAATTTAAAAACTGTGTTTTTTCCATCTATATTTCTTTTAACACTTTTTATCCACGTTTGTTTTCCTTGTCTGTTTAAATCTAAGGTTTTTGTAGTTGAATCATCATAATTATCTGTTATATTACCTTCTTCAGTTATCATTGCATTTGAAGGGTTAGATAATATCCATTTTCTAGTTCCTAATTGTTGTTTAACATACTTGTAAAAAGGTTCAAATATTCCTTTAATTGTTGACATAACTTATGAATTATTATTTATTTCTTCAAAATTTTTTAAAATTTGGTTTATATTTTGAGGTATTCTAATTTCTAAACCTCCTTTTACAGCATAACTGTCTGTTCTAAGTATACCTTTATTAGCTATTGCTATTACCCACCATAATTTAACATCATTGTATATTTGGTCTGCTAATATATCAAGTCTATCTCCCGTAGATGTTATAGCATATATGTCTGATGTTCTAGGAGGTATATGTGGGTATTTTATACCTCTATAATATCGTTTTTTGTTTTGTGTTTTTTGTTTTGCTATATATTTTAATCTATTTGATATCATTATTTATTAATTTTAATATTAATTTGTGATACTTTGGCCATATCTGTTAACTTCTTCTCCATCTGCATTTATAAAACTAAATGTATACCCATCATTTTGATCAAAAGAAGAGTCTATTTTTAATGTTGAATTATCAGAGTTGGTTTCGGATAAAGGATATGTTCTTGTTTTATCCATAATATTTTGATCACTAGGGCTTACACTTAACCAATCATGTAAATTACTGTTGTAGGTACTAGGTGAAACATCTTTTATTCCTATAAAAGGAGATGATTTATAATCATTGTTAGGGACAAAATCATGGATTGGTAAAAATTGTATACTAACATCTAACACATGAGGTAATTTTTTAAGATATGGAGAATTTTCATTATTAATTTCCCAAGGATAATCTTTTTGCCATTGAATACCTACATTAGATAAAACACCAGGTACTCTAGTTAAATAATCTCCCATAGTTATTCTCATATAAGGTGTTATTATTCTTCCTGAATTTTGTGAATAACCAGGAGCTGTTTGTGCTGCTAAATAATTTAATTTTTGGTATATAGGTTTCATTTCAAAAACTGATTGAGCTGCTATTCTAAAACCTATGTTTATAGATCTTTTAAATTTATTATAAGTGTAAAAAGATTCTCCTCTACCATTAAATTTTGTTTCATTATGACTAGCATTAAAATCATCTCCCCAAGAATCTAAAAATGCTCTAAATCGTATAATATTATTATCACTATTTTTTTGGCCTTCTATCTCAAATTCAAAAGGGATTAAATCCATTTGATTACCTTTATCTAAGGTTGTAGTGACGGGTTCAAAATTAAGTTTATCTATTCCTTTATAATCATTTTCCCACCTTTGAGTGTATGCTTTTTGATTATTATCTGTTAGTTTTTTGTCAAATTTTCCAGATTGTTTAGATTTAAAAGGATTATCTACTATAGTGTCTATTATTTTTCCTATTGTTGTTTTATATTTAGGGGCTCCTGGGTCTCCCATTGCATATTGTATACCCTTATCTTGTACAGCCTCACTAGTCCTATTATTACCAGTTGAACTAAGATAATCTCCTCCTATAGCATTTGAAAGAAATCCCCCAACTCCTGGTGTTTTACCTAATACATTACCTAAGGATGAATTTATATTTATACCAGCAGGTTCTGGAATTGTCCCGTGTCTTTTAATACTTGAAAAACCTGAAGCTGCTACTTGAGCTAATAAACTTACTCCTAGATTAAAAGTTCTTGTTTCTTTTCTAGGGTTTAATAATTGTAGTCCTGCTTGTTTAATTAAAAATTGAGTTCCTACTCCATCAGATTCAAATAAAAAATTATTTATTCTTTGATAATCTATTGACCTTCTATCTAAAAATACTTCTTCTCCCCCTCTAAAAATAAAATCAGGAATTACTGATTTATGGTCACCACCTATTAAAAAAGTAGGATTACTATTATAATGTGGTGCTCCTCCCCCTCCCTTATCTTTTCCATACCATTCTACTCTGTTTACTAGATGATATGATGGTGCTTTTTTTTCTCCACTTCTATCACCATATCTTATAGTCTTAGAGGGACCACCATAAGATAGATTAGGATTTGGAGAGGAAGGATTTGTTAACCCCCCAAGAACTAATCCTTCAGGTGTTATTGTTGATCCAAGGTTATATTGAGTAGATAGAAGATTTAGTAAAGACATTATCTAATAGGTTTGTTTATATATTGTTTGGGTGTATTTTTTCTTATGTCTATATCTAAATCTTGATAGTGGAATCTGTCTCCATCACTTGTAGATGGTTTTAAATTAGTTGTACTTAAACCATGAGTGTAAGTATAAGAATTTTGTAATAAATGTTCATGTAAATCTATTCCTTTTATTTGTAATCCTTTATATTTTGTTGGATTTTTATCTCTATGGAATAATAAATTATTAGGTATTGGAGCCCCATCTGGAGCTCTAGGATCAACTAATTTATTTCCATTAACATCAGCATATGCTGATGGAGTCATTCCCCCGGGTACTTTATTTATTTGTTGTGTAAAGAATAGATCACTTTTTGTTGTAGAAAGAGGTGTTTTTCCATCTAAATCTAAATCATTTGATGGGTCTCTATGAGGAGCTAATAATGATTGTTCATGTATTGTGTCATATATAGGATTTTCCCAATCTTGTGGGGCTTCTGGTCCTAAATCAAATTTAGGACCTTCTAAACCATCTAAACCTTGATAATCTGATTGTTGGTTGTATGTTTTTTCTTTTAATAATGATACATGTAAATCTTCATTATTTACTTGTAATCCTTGACCTTTTCCTGGCTTATTTATACCATGAAAAAATCCATTACCTCCATCAAATCCATCTAAATCTTGAAATGGGGCTTTATTAGGAATACTTAATAATGCAGGTTTTAATTTATCCTCTCCTTCATTTAGTGTTTGTAAAATACCTAAACCAAAGGGAGTAGGGGTATCTATAAAAGATGTACTTTCATCAGGAGCAAATATAGTGTCTTCAAGTAAAATTAAACTGTCTGTTTCAGTACCTATGTAATTTAATTGGTATGAATTAGGATTTAAATTAGTTGTTGTTGATTCTAAATTTTCTCCTGACATAGGAGTAGAATTTCCTGATAAAGTACTTAAACTATTTGTGTGTTTTTCTGAAGCTTCATCTAAATTTAATTGTGAGTTTTTATCTATTATACTAAATAATGAAACAAATTCTAATAATGCCATTTTATTTTATTTTAAATATTAATTTTACGAAAACTTATTTTTTTCAACTACGGCCATTTGTGCGGCTGCAAATTTAGTGAACTCAAACGTTGTTTTTGTTGATAGTAAATCTATCATTGTGTTTGCTTGTTCTTTAGTTATGCTATTATTGTTATTTTGTAAGTCTGTAAGTGTGTTTTTTCTCATGCCTACTTCTCCTGAGTCAAATATTGATGGTTGGTTTACATTAACTATTTTTCCCTCTTGTAGGGTATTATAACGAGGCATATTTGCTGAAGCTTCATCACCTGCTTTATTTATTGTATTTAAGGCCATCATTGCGACTGCAATTCCTGCTACTGCTCCTATAGGGCCTGCTAATGCTCCCCCTCCTATAATTGCTGCTATGGCTGCTTTTGTTATACCTGCTACCATAGCTCCTAAACCAATAGTAGCTATATATTTTAGGTTTTCTCTAAATGATTCACTGTTTTGTACTAATTCTGAAAAACTTTCTAATACTGGTAATAAAGGAGTCATTAAATCAACAAATATGGTTTTTAATTGCATCATTATATCATTAAATGATTCCCCTACTGATCTTCTTTCAAGCATATTAGCTAATTCATCCTTTCCTGCGTCTCTTGCTTGTTCTGCTAGTTCTTTAAGATTTGCATTTTGATAAACTAAGTCAGACATTCTATTAACACTCATTCCTAAAGCTGCTGCTAGTTTTTCTTTTTCAAGAACATTTAATTTTGCAAATTCATATTCACCACCTGCTTGTTTTACTATTTCTTTTGATAAATTTTTATAATCTGCGGTTAAAGCAAATCTTCTTGCAGCAGACAATTCAAGTTGTTTACCTGTAAATAATTCTGCTGTTAATTCTGCTTCAATAGATGATTGAAAATTTAATAAATTTTTACTTATACCTTCTAAATCTCCAAGAGATAAACCAAATTGTTTTGTTGCTGCTACTGCTTCAGAAATAGCTACAATGTTAAATCCTAAGTTAGCTCTTATTACTCCTGTAATTTTTCCTGCTTCGTCTAATGTTTTATTTATATCTAATCTAACTCCTCTTTCTGTTTCACCTAACATAACTGCTTGTCTTGCTTCGTCTGTTAGTTTTTCAGCATGTATTCCTGATTTTTGAGCAAACATTGCAAAACTAGCTTGTGATTCAGCAGACATACCTGTTAATTTACCTAATTTAGACATTTCAGCTATAATGTCTGTTCTTATAGCTGTTGATGCTATTCCTAATTGAGCATTTATATCGCTAAAAGTTTTCATCATATCTATACTAGTAACAGCCATAGATGTAGTTGCGGCTCCAAATTGTAATCTTAAATTTCCTGCTTCTTTAGCAGATATTCCTAAATTTTTCTGAAAATCGGATATTGCTTGATCTGCAGCTAAAATAGATTTTGCTATTAAAATTAATGAACCTGCACCAAAAAATTCTTTTACTGCTGGTCCTACAGATTTTGCTGCTGATTTAATTCTTCCAAAACCTTTTTCACCTGCCAGTATGGATTTTTCTTGACCTGCAACTATGTTGTCCATAGTCTTTTTTAAAGCTCCGCCTACTCCAGGAATAGATTTTATGGCGTCAGCAATATTATCTATAAGGCCCATTTTTTTGTCTACTTCTTTTCTAAGTTTTGTTTGAGCTTTTATTTCATCTTTAGTAAGAATTAGTCCTTCTTGTTGTCTTTTTATTGTAGAAGCTAATGCCATATTACCTGCTTTTTTAGCTGCAATTATTTCTTGTTCTGCTTGTTCTATTAAATTATTTGTTGCTTTTAAGCTTTTAGATAGTTCTTCTGCATTTCTTAAGGCATCTGTTTTTTCTTCAGCATAAGTTAATTCATTTCTCATTTGAGAAGCTATATCATTTGATAAAGTTCTAAGTTCTCTTTTAAGAAATATTTCATCTTCCATTCCCTTAAGAATTTGGGATTGTGATTTTTGGGCTTCTCTAAGATTTGATAAATCTTTCCTACTAATGAAACTTTCTTTTTTATTTTCGTCGTTTTCTTCAGCCATAATATATTATTATTCGTGTATAAATATAAAAAAAAGAAAGGCATCATTGCCTTTACTTTTTAAAATTAAATTGTTCTGCTGAAGTTATATTGGGTCTTTGAAGCTCATTTTTATTTGAACTTTTCTGAGATTTTTCCATTTCTTCATTTTGTTTTTTATTCCATTCACTAATTTTATTAGTATGAAATATTCTTAACCAAATAGGCATGTTATATACTTCTGAATGTATGAATCCACCACCGCCATGGTACACCAGATCATGTATTTGACTAAATAGGTTTACCCTATACTGAGGCGTCAGGCCAAAAAAACTTAATACCAACAGGAATATCTATTTTTGTGATATTTCCTCTAGTGTCTTCATAATTGTAAGACAAGTCAACACTAGGTTGGATTTTTCCAATATATTTTCTTAATTCTCTAGCATCTCTAGCTAAAAATTCATTATCTACAAATTTTCTAATTGTTTTATTTTCATAATCATTATCAATAGAAGTAATAATGTATTTCATTCTAGTAGTTAATTCATTAGATGCATCTTTATTAATTTTTCTTAACCCCTTTAATTCTTTTTCAATATTAATTTCATCTCCATGTGTTAAAAATTTAAAAGTAATTTCTTTTTTAGATGTTGGTAAAGTAAATGAAAATTCATTTTTATTATCTATTATTAAAGACTCATCTAATTGTTTATCTTTAATTGTAGTTAAATTAAATTCTATTGTTTCACCATTGTATTCAAAACTATAATCAGCACCATATCCTAAAATACGAGCTGCTATTAATATAGCATTTTTATCTCCTGATAATAATTCGTTATAATCACAAGGTGTAGTAATTAATGATTTTAATAATTTATCAATTACTGTACCATTTTCTATTAAATTTTGATTAGTTAATATGTCTTCCTCCTTGGCAGTCATATATTTCATTTCAATTATACCATTTCTTAAAGGGGAGTTTTCTGGGTATAATAAACCTTTTGAAGGTAGGGTAACTTCCTCTGAGGGAAATTGTTGTTTTGTTTCTTCCATAACATTATTTATTTATTAAAACTAGTTCAGATATACATATATAAAGAAATAAAAAAGCGCCAAAAAGGCGCTTTCTTTTTTATATAAATTTACTGTTAGTAATTTAAAATTGCATAATCCATTACAATAGTCATTGAAATCATAGCTGGTGTGTCTGACGTCCAATCCATAGCACCAAAATTTGCAGCTTGACAATAAGCTCCTTTTAAAATCCATTCTTCAACTACATCACCTACTGGTCCTAAAGTTCTAATGTAAACATCTTTTTTATAAAAATCAGAATAACCATCTCTACCTGTAACAGATTCGTGAGATAATCTAACCCATTCCATTACTGCTTGTGCACCTGATGGGGTTACTGGATCATAAAGTTCAGCTGTAACGTTATCCCAATTTGCTTTTCCTTTAATTTTTCTTTTCACATTAATGTGGTCAAGAACTACTTCTCCAAAAGTAATACTTGGTCTATCAATTTTTTTAATTAAGTATGCTGGGATGCCATCAATTTCCATTAGGAACCTATTTTGTAATTTAGGTTCGAATGCTGTGAACATCATTTGGTTTGTTTCTAATATTGCCATTTTATTATTTTTATTTTATTCCGTTATAAATATAAACTTTTTTGTTTTTTTAATAACCTCCACCACCTCCTGCTCCTCCTGCTCCTCCTGCTCCATCAAATGTAGCTCCTGTAGGTAGTACGTTAAAGTCAAGTACTATAAATTCAGCTGTTTTGGTAGGTTGTAAATAAATTGCGCCAACTAATTGGTTTCTATCAATTACATCTGGTGTGTTATTGGCTTCGTCCATTTGTACTCTAAATGCGTATAATCCTTGTCTTTGTTGTACTGATTCTAAATAAGGATTAACAATATTTAAAAATCTTGTTCTTGTTTGTAATGTATTTTGTTCAAATACTAAATATTTTGAAGAACTTGCAATAAATTTCTTAAGTGCAATTAATAATCTACGAACATTAATTCTATCTAAAGCTGTAGATCTTTCTTGTAATGTTTTCTGACCCCAAATACAAACTCCTGTTTGTGGGAATGTTGCTATAGGATTAATTTTTTCATTGTATAATGTGTCTCTTTCTGCTTGGCTTAATCTTATTTTAGCTTCTAATACATTTCCTAAAATACCTCTATTTAAACCTGCTGGTGCAAACCATTCGGCTCCAATTCTATCTGAAGCTGCTATAGCTCCTGGTACAATTACTGATGGTGGTACTAATACTGGCTTATTAGCGGCAGTATCAAGTACTTTAACCCATGGATAATAAACTGCAGCGTAGTTGGTGTCTAAACCACTTACATTTGTTGTAGCCGTGTTTACTGAAGCGTCTGCTTCATTTAAATCCATTACAAAAAATGCATCTCCTCTTTCTTCACACATATCAATACCTGCATTTGTAACTAATGGGTGTAATGAATGTATAACACCTGGCATAGCTAACATATTAATATCATATTCATCTTGATTTGATAATATGTCTAATGCTTTTTTGTATGCTTTATAGCCTGCTTTATTTGTTGCACTTAAATTAAATCCATATAAATTAGGACCTGTTATTTGTTTTCCTATATTTTTTACTGTCCATGGAGCTAAACCATCATCACCTCCTTGGAAAGGGACTGTGAATTTGATTTGACCATTTGTTGGTCCTGCTGATCCATCATTACTAAGTGAAGCACTTAATGACCCTACCCATAAACTTGAACTTGGATGGCCTGAATAATCTTCAACACTAAAATCCCCTGATATATTAGTTTCTGCAGAATCAGGTAATGGTTGTAAGAAATTTTCATTGTCTGAATTTTTGTCAATAAATTTAAATCCTAAATATCCTTTAGAATTGTAAGTATTATCTGTTCCTAATTGTTGAACTCCTTCATAAGACGCTGAAGGGAAAATACAATTAACACTTAATGAAGCTGTTCTAAATGTATTTGAAACTGCTTTAAATCCTTTAGGTGAAAGTTTTGGTGATATTGATTTTTGATCTACTTGATCTGAAACAGCTACTCTTATATAATTTGAAACATTTGGATAATTTCCAAGTAATTCAACTTTATTTAAAGTTTCATTATAATTTGGATATCTGTCTCCAATTATTCTTGAAATATAACGTGGAGAATCTGGATCTAAAGTTACATTATTATATTGTTCTAAAATTACTGGTGATTTATCTTTATCCATTGTTTTTCTAATAATAACTGAAAATTGTGAATATTGCTCAATACCATCAATGTCTGCTGGTTCTTTTAGATTTGCAATTGAAACTTTGTATTCGTGACATAAATGTTTTCCATGATCTAATGTGTGGAATTGAAATAAATCTTTTCTTCCTAATGCAATTTGTGATTGAATGAATGGAGTTGAAGCATAACCATATCCTTCTGTTTTACCAATTTCACCACTAAATACACAATCAGTAGAACTCATTTTAGCTGTTACAACTGTTGATCCTGTTCCAATACCATATCCAGATAAATCTCCAGTAGCTAGTGCATCTGATTGTAATTTTTTAAAGTTTAAGAAAGTATAACCAGGCATTCCTGAATATGATGTAGCTGAATCTTTACTATTATTTGAATTATATCCTATATATTTAAATAAATAATCTGAATTAGCTGGATTTAAAGAAGCACTAAATGAATTTGAAGTAACACCTGTACCATTTAATGTTATCCCAAAACTTGAACTAATTACATGTACTGCTCCTCCTACAGGAGATAATGCTGTTGTTTCTAATGATGGGGTACCTGTTGCTTTAGATGGGTATAATAATCCTACTAATATACCTTTATCTACTGCAGCGTCTACACCACCCCCAAATGTTGTGTTTGTATAACCAGGACCTAAAGCTACATCTCCTGTAATAGTTCCACCTGAACCTGTTTCTACTGTAATTAAATTTCCAGCAATACCAGCGGCAGATGCTGTTAATCCTAAAATGGTTCCTGGAGCAGCTGCTAGTGAACTATTTGTTGCTGTAATCCCAATTGAGGTTGCAGTAATTTTTGCTGCTAAACTAGTAACAGATGCACCTATAGTTGAACCTGTCCCAAAGAAGAAAACAGGAGAATTATCTGCAGGAATTGCTGCAGGATCTGAAGCAATATATCTATATTCTGTTCCTCCAGGTGTTACTGTAATTTGTACTTCATGAGAACCAGATAATGATGCTGATAAAAAATTAACAGATCCTGTTGCAGCTACAGCTGTTACAGCTGATCCTGATCCTACAATAACAGCTATAGGTTCTGTAGTACCACTAGAAAAAGTGTAACCTCCTCCTGCTAATACTCTACATACTGTTACTGCTCCTGCATTTTTAAGATATTCTCTTACTGTTTGTGGAACATAAGTTTCTGAATTTAAGGGTCCAAATCTTCTTTCGTATTCTGCGAAATTTCTTACTACTGTAGGTACAAATGCTGGTCCTTTAACTGTAGGTCCTACTATTGCGGCACCAATTGCGCCAACTCCTTGTGGTAAAAATGAAAGGTCGTTTTCTCTTGTAAAAACACCTGGTGAAATAATTTGTTCTGCCATTTTATATTATTTTTATAATGTTATGTCTGGTTGGTTGTTCCTATATAAATATGAAAAAGGAATGCAAACCAAACTAAAATAAGTGATTAAATGTGGAAATTTAACCATTAATAAATATAAAAAGATTTTATAAAACTATTCTGTAGGGGTAAAAGTACCTGTTTCTAAATCAATACTACCTTTACCATATTTGTCTGATAGTTTTTTTGCTATTTTAGATTCTTTATCTTCTAAAGATACTAATTGTTTTTTTAATAAATTTTCAGCTTCTTCTAATTTAATTTTATTAATGTATAAAGCTCCCATTTGACCTGTTAGGTTGTTTAATTCTAATCTTAAATTTTTTATTTCCTGAAGTTCTTCTTTTGCGAAATATTGAGGATTTGTTTTAATAGTTTCAGGTGAGGGGATTTTTTTATCTTTTATTGCCATAACTTTTATTTTTTAATTATTCAGATATACATATATGTAAACTAAAAAGACCCACCATTTATATTACCTATATAATGGCCAAAACTTCCTGTTGGTGAGTTTACTATTGTTTTAAAATTACCTAAAGAAGCTGATATAGTAGTTAAAGCATTAGCGTTATCTACTATTCGTAATCCTCTTTCTCTTTTAAAAGATACTTTTCCAACTTCTCCCTCCCCATCATAAAATTTTATAGATTCTGTTGTTATGTGTAAATCTTTCCATGGATTATCTGGACTACCTAAGTCAAAAGATCCACTTCCTAAAGGAATTATAGAACCACTTATACTAAGATTTCCTTTTATTAAATTATCAGATAAAAATTCTGTTATGTCAGGTGTACTTATTTTATCACCTTGTAATTTAAATAAATTATTTTGTGATCTATAAAATAATGTTCCATCTTTTGAATTAACTATAATATCACCACTTGATAATTCTGTTATTTTAGGGGTTCTATTTACAATTTTAATAGCCATTAATATAAATTAGAATAATCCCAAGCAAACACAGTATTTATAACATAAGTAACACTACTATTAATATCATTTTTAACAGATAATGTTATTCTACTACCTGAAGGTATGTCAGTAATTGCTGAACTACTGTATGCGTTTTGTAACCAATCAAAATGTACTGCTGCATGGTTTAAATTTGGACCTGTTGCGTGTATTTCTTTAAATAATTGATGTCCTGTAGAAGCTAATCCAGGAGCTACAGTACCTGGTGCAACATCACTAAAATCAGTATTATTAAAAGGAACTTCAAAATGAATACTACATGTAAATTTAGCGTTTTTAGTTGCAGAATTATTTGTGCTTCTAATTGTTGTTTTTATTGGGTGTCCATTAAAAGGGTTTGTCATTGGTATTCTTTCATTTGAATTAGAAGATGCATGTTCTCCCGTTGATTGACCTGTTAAGGGTACATAGAAAAAAGAACCATTAAAATTTAATGTTGCATTTGAAGGATGACTTGTAATTTGATAACCATAATAATTAGTTGCTTTAACTGTTGTTGCTTCTAATCTACCAAATGAAGAAGTAGATGGTAAACTTGCACTTATATTACTACCAGTAATATTTCCTCCTGATAGTATACCTGTAGTTTTTATAGCGCCTGATCCTACATCTATTGAAGTAAATCCTGAAGTTATTGAACCTGCGTTTAATGCTCCTACTGTTGTTAAATTAGCAGCTGTTGTAATAGCTGCTTGAGTTGCTTGGGTAGTCGCAGTATTAGGGGCTAAACCTGCAATTGTTGCTACTGTATCTGCTTCACCTGTTAAATCACCAGTAATATCACCAACAAATGCATTTGCTGTAATTGTTTCACTTGCACTTATATTACTACCAGTGATATTTCCCCCAAATAGTATACCTGTAGTTTTTATAGCGCCTGATCCTACATCTATTGAAGTAAATCCTGAAGTTATTGATCCAGCGTTTAATGCTCCTACTGTTACTATGTTTGCATGTCCTGTAATTGGAGCAAATGTATCATTTATAAGAGTACTACCTTGAGCTAACCTAACTCCAGTTACTACTCCACTTGAACTTATATTACCTGAGGATGTTATATGATTAAATAATACGTTAGCTGTTGTAGCTACATCTTGTCCAATTGCAACATCATTAGCATTTGCGGTTACACCTGTACCCCCAATCACATTTACTGTGGCTGAGCCACCTAATGTAATCGATCCTCCTCCTGTTAAACCTGTTCCTGCAGTAACAGTTACTGCGTCTTCTGCTAATTTAGCAATAGGGATCTCATCATTATCAATTTGTGTTACTACGGCAGCTGCTAACACATCTGAAACTGTTGCTGCTGATAATTCACCACTTGCACTTATATCTCCTGAGGCTGTTATGTGGGTAAAAGATTCTAATTGTTTTGTTGTATTAGTAGAACCAGAACCATAATAAACTAAACCATTGTCTATATTAATAGCTACTTCTCCTTGTGTTAAAGAAGAAGGTACTGCTGATCCTGTTCCTGTTTTTAATTGTATTGTTGCCATATATTATACATATTTAAAATGTTCCTCCATTTATTGTTCCATTATACCTACCTGATTGATCTATTGTTGCTGCTGTAGATCCGTTTTGGTCTACAAAAGAAATAATATCTTCATTATTATCTCCTAAAAATATTGAGGGTGAGTTAACACCAATTCTAAATGCTTGTAGATGTGGTGTAGTAGATGTTGCATTAATAGGGAGACTAATTACAGGAATTCCTTGAGTTGAAGAAAGAGAAGATAATTTTAAAGATTCAAAAGAGGGGGTTGAAGTTGTAGAAACATCCTGCATTGATGCTACATATCCCCATTCGTCAGCACTAAT